CGTCGACGTCGGCGCATGCTCTCCTAAATATTTCGTCCGCTTGGAACACCATGCGCTTCGACACCCAGTAGTTCTGGAACACCTGGCACGCCGGCCCCAGCGTCGAGATCGTCATCGGGTACTCGACGAGCGGGACCGCATCTTGATGGACTAAACACTGCGCGAGGTACGTCGAGCCCCACTTGTCAAACGCCACCTTGCGGACGTCAAACAGCGCCCGCCACGCCGCGACCTGGTCGCGGATCGCCTGGTAGTCGACCTCGCGGCCGGGCGTCAGGCAGATGCGGCCCTCCGATTCCCACCGCCGCAGGGGCATGGCGTACTCCACCTCGCGGTCCCGGGCGCTCTCCTTCGGCCACCAGTACTTGCCGACGATGGCCAACCGGCCGTCCATGAGGGGCACGCAGGCCACCAGGGCGCTCATGTCGAAGCTCTTCGACAGGTCGAGCCCGAGCCACGCCGGACGCCCGCGTAGGGCCTCGAGCTCGACGGCGTCGGCCGACCAGTAGTCCATGTTCAGCCAGGCCCCGGTGCCGTACTGCGGGCGGCACAGCTTGTAACGGGCAAACTCGTCTTGCTTGATCTTCGACACACTGCAGGACGCCCACAGATCCCTGGTGCCTTGGATAGTTGGCTGCACCGGAAGGCCCGGCAAAGCCTTCGGCCACACCGACTCGTCAGCCAGCTCGTCCGCCTCATCAATACCCCACAACCAGTATTGGTTGGCGTCGAGCTGTAGCCGGCCCTCAAGCACGGCCTGCCCGGTCTTGACTTCGTCGGCGTACCAGTTGTCGGGGTTGCTGCCCGGGGTCGAGATCACCACTCCGAGCGTCTCTTTCCGTTTGGCTCCAGTAGTGGTCAGCTTGGTGGCAAAACGCCCCCGCCATTCGTGGGCCTCGTCGCCGATCCACAGGCTTGGGTTCAGGCCGTCAAGGCTCTTCTCGCTCGAGGTCAGGGCCTGCAGGCGGCAGTCCTGGTCCTTCCGCTCCACCGTGTACTGCCTCGGCTCAAGATCCCCTCCTACCCGACGGCTCATTGTCTTGGCGGTGTTCAGCAGCGTGGTCGCCTGGTCCCGCTTGTTGGCGATGATGTCCACCCGCCGGCCCGGCCCCGTCGTCAGGTCATACAGGGCGACGGCGGCCAAAAACGTTGTTTTACCCGCTCCACGACCGACCTGAATCACGGCAAACCTAGTGCGGCGGGTACCGGTGTCCTTCCGCTTCCAGCCGTAGAGCCCGGCCACCACCCACAGCTGCCAGTCGAGCAGCTCGTAGTCCTGGTCGTGGTCGTCACCCACCAGGCCACACCCGCGACAGAACTCGGCCACCCGCTCGACCTGCTTCCAGTCCATGACCAGGTCGGGCCGCTCGAGGTCCGCCGCCCACCGATCGGCCGCCAACCGCACCCACCGACCGGCCGGAACCTTGCCCGACCGGATGCCAGCCACGTACCGCGACACCCGAACGCGGGCGGTCGACCGGCGTTTTTGCGTCAATTTCGGGGGTGAAAGGGTCGTGCGCATTTTGCTGAGGTGCGGCGGGTACCTCAGGACCGTCAAAAACGGGGTTGGCTACCCCCCCCTAGGGCCACCCTCATTATTTTGCAAATAATGCGGGTTTGACCTTAGGAGGTCGCCAAACCGTCGTTGACGGTCTGAGAATCGGTGGTTGATGTCAGCTCAGAGGCTGTGATGGGCCCGGTGGCACGGGCCGCAGATGCTCTCGAGGTTGCTGTAGTCGAACCGGTGGCCTCCAGCCTCGATGGGCACCTTGTGGTGCACCTCGGTGGCGATGGCCCCACAACGCCCGCAGAGCGGGTAGGCGGTCAGCTGGCGTCTCCTGATGGTCGACCACCAGCCCGAGTACTGGACGCGTATACGAGGCAACGGCTGCCCGAAGGAGGGCAGCTGGAGCTTGGGGATGCTGGACATCCGCTTGCTAGGCACACCAGCCCCAATGAACGGCCAACATCCTGCAAAGCGGCTTCAGGTGCTCAGCCCTGACCGTGCACAACACAGGTGCGTTGTCGGCCCTGTGAACGCTCCAAGGGACGCTGTCGGCCTCGCGATCCCGTTCACTTTGATCGTCGAAATGCTGAGCCTGGTCCGGCGTGACCGACTCACGCCTCCGCTTGCACTCGGTGTGCAATCGAGGCAGGGCCGGAATGACCAGGTCAGCCGTACCACCCTTTCCGCAGTACTGGGCAGTCCTCCTGACCTCCGTACCCAACACCTCCGAAAGCAGCTTGGCGCACTCAAGCTCGAACCGCTTGCCCTTCGTTTTGCTGTTCATTGCCCATAGCCCTTGAAACAATCCCAACCAAGTCGTTTGGCGAGGTCTTGAGGTTTGACCAACACTTCAACGCGCGCAGCAGAACGACAGGCCATCCTTCTGGCCTGGTCGCGTTCGGCTTTGAGCTGATCTAGCCGCCGCTGTAAATCTTCAGGGCCGCCCGCCTTGCCCTTGGCTCGGCTGTTCATTGGGCGGCCCCTCGAGGCCAGACCTGAGCCCGGCCATGAAAGCGTCCTTGACGTACCAACCCAAGCACCCGAACAGCAGCAGGAATCCGATTACGCCCGCCCAGAGCAGGCCGGTGACCACGGGGTGACGCTTCTTTGTCTGGTTCATGCCATCTCCTTGTCCCGACAGGGTACAGCCTCAAACACAACCGCCGACGGTAAACCGTCGGCGATGGTGACTCAGCCGCCTGCATGAGATTTCCGGCCCCTAGGCGGTGGTTGGAAGCCCCGATGGGAAGTACGGCGCCGAAGCGCCCCAACCGGCTCGAAGAATCATACAGCCTCATGCCGTCAGCCTCCCTGTCTTGAGCAGCTGAAGACGCCGCCAAGCCTCGGCCGCGTCCTGGTGGTTTGGAACCCCGCCGTTCCCGACCCGGGGGTCTGGCGGGGTGGGCGGGACGTCCGCCCGGAGTCGTTGGCGGATCGCCTCGGCAAGCGACTCGTACCGCGTGCCGGGGGCGTCCTGGTCCGCCGGCGTAGCCCGCAGCTCCTCGAGCTGCTGCGGGCGTAAACGCCGGGGTTCTTTTTCTGGTTCATTCTCTAGTTCAGATCCATGCGCCACGGTGGCGCACCTGATGCGCCGTGGTGGCGCACCTGATGTGCCACGGTGGCGCCGATCCGCGCCACGGTGGCGCACCTCAACCTGCACCTTTCGGGTCACTTCGGCGGGTACTTCGAGCAGTTCCCAGGTGAGTGACTTGCCGTTGCCGGACGACTTCACGACGCCCCCCTTGCGGAGCATCTCGAGCACCCGCTGCAGGCTGCGGCGGGGCATGCCGGTCTTCTTGCTGAGCTTCTCGATCGACGGCCAGCACGGCCAGCCGTAGTCGTTCATGCAGACGAGAACCCAGCGGGCCGCCCCTGCAAGGGGCAGGCCGATGATGTAGCTGCTTGGTAGGTGGTAGCCCATCGGGCCTCCCTATGCACCCCTCCCGGCCCCGGGGCGTGAGCGACGGCTTGACCGCCGGCCCCGGGGCCGAGCAAGGAGTGCACGAGTGGATTCAGAAGGGGATGTCCGCGTCGGGGTCGTTGGCCGGCGGTGGCGGCAAGCGCCGTCCGATGCCCAGGATGCCCTCGACGTTCAGGTACTTGCCGCACTTCGACCGCTTCCAAGCCACCTCGACCTCGGAGCCCTGCAACGCCTGGGCGTCCTCGAGGTGGTGAGCGGTGAACGAGCCGAGCTTGACCATCCCGTACTCGGTCTCGACCTCGAAGCCGATCCGCTTGGTTCCGGGCTTCGGTGCCCAGACCTTCGCCAGCGTGCCCGTGAACCGCCCGCCCGTCTCTTCTGGCGGGGGGAACACCGTAGAGACGGGCGTGGGCCCCTTGGCGGGCGTAGGAGCCTTCGCAGGCTGGTACTCCACCTCGGGCATCTCCTCGGCCGTGACGCTCTGGACGCCCGCCCCAAGGCCGGCGAAGAGGTGGCCAACCGCCAGCCTCAACGCCCGCCCCGCTGCCCTGGTCGACGCCATCGCCCGCCGGGCGAAGTGTGGCCGGGTGTTCCACGGCCGCTCCTGGTCGTCAACCATGCCGGTCCCGCGACCGATGACCGCCCCGGTCGGGTCGAGCACCTCGGCCGTGCATTCCCAGTAGCCGGGCAGGTCATCGGTCGCGGGGACGTACCTCGAGCCGCCTTCGGCCTCGCGGACGCTGTAGCCAAGGGCTGCGGCCACGGCGGTGGCCCCGGCGACCTGGACGTACCGCTTGCCCTGCAGCTCGATGGTGAGGTGCTGGACGACGTACTTGGCGATGGCCGAAGGCAGGGCCTCGGGCACCGGCCTAGACAGCACGATGTCGTTCAAACCGCCACCGCCTTCGCCTGGTACTCGGCCTCGTGGTGGGCGTCGATCGCCCGCTCCAACCTCTGGACCAGCTCCTCGGTCTTCTCGTCGGTCATCCGGCAATCCATGTCCAAGGCCAGGGCGGTCAGCTTCTCCGCCGGGATGTAGCCCTCGTCCACCGCCCTGATCAGGCAAGACTCGAGGAACTCCCGGTTCTCCTGTTCCTTGTTCGTTTCCGTCGGCATTTGCAGGCTCCTTGGCTTCGCCTGGGCCTGCCTGCGGGCCTCCACTCGAGGTCCCAAAACAGGCATTACCAGACGTAAAGCGTCTGACGGTATATCGGCGGGTGGGTCGTACGTCAACGAAACTTCAATGCGTTACCGCTTTTGTCCCTCCCTTTGTTCCACTCGGCCGCCATGCGTTCGGCGAAGCTCCGGTTGAGCCCAGCCTTGTACTTCCAGTCGCAATTCCAGAGCGCCGGGTCATCGGAACCCACGACGCGCCAGAGGCTTCCGGCTTCCTTGATTACCCACCACTCGTGCATGGGGCATCTCCTTGCCAGAACTCTTGGCGCAGGAGCTGCCGTAGTCAAATGCAGTCACCGCAATAACTTGCGGCATTTAGGTCCGGGAACTAGTCGGCACCCTCGCGGAACGGCACCACGCGGTTCAGGGCCGCCCGCCTCCCGGCACACCCGCAGTCCTCGCCCGCGACCTTCTTGACGACGGCCGCCACGCCGGTCACCTGGGCGACCTTGTGAACGACGTCGCCGAGGCCGCGGGAACGCCCGCGGTAGTGCTCGCAGGTGTCGCAGGCCGCGGGCAGCTGTTCGGGCGTGGCGAGGCCCAGCAGGCACACCGGGCCGGGGCGGGAATGGACGCAGGTCAGCATGTCACGATGGTGAAGGTTTGGCCGAGGATCGGGACGAACGACTCGCTGACCGTCTTGCAGACAAACAGAGTTCCGCTCTGGGTCACCAAGCAGTCGCTGTCGTAATCCCATTGCTGCCCCGTCGCGCATGGGCATACATCCGTTGGGTCAGGGAAAAGACAACCCCCGATTGTCGCTGTCGCCGTCGTTTCGTAATTCTCATCTGTCAAATCTTCTGGGCACGTGCCTTCCCAGCGGCTTCGGTGCCGACATTCCCAGACCGCATCAAGGCTCAAGCTTCCAAGAATCGTCGGTTGTGTGGTGAGCTGCGTGCAACAGTCCGACTCCGAACCGGCAACCCGATTGCCTTCTGCAGTGATGTCAAGCACTGCCCTGATGGAGTTGCTTGTGCAGGTGCTCGGCTCGCAACACTCAGTCCTAAGCTCGCCAGACACCTCGGAAAAGTATCCGTTGGCTCCGCTCACCGTGCCGGACAACGGGACGTCGGCGGTGCCGGCACAAGTCCTGTTGGCCGTCACGCAATCGCCACCGTCGCGTTCTAGGCAGTTCACGAACCAGCTGTCCGCAGTTGTGACGATGCGTCCGTCTTGTTCTTCACCTTCCACCACGACGTACTTGCAGCATTGATTGCAACTGCCCACAACGCCATTGGTGACCTTGCGCAGCCGGACGCCCACCAGCTTGATCGTCTGGTGCAATTCGCCGACAAGTGTTCCTGTCGGAAGCCCGCAAAAGCTTTCTGTCGTTACGTTGGAGCACGAGTACAGCTCGGTCGTCTTCACCCAAGTGCCGGTGCTGATGCAGATTTCGTCCGGGCACTCGCACCAGACGTTGCAGCAGCTGTCCGGCTCCCCGCAGCAGCATGCACGGTGCAGGCTCATCGCCAGTCGTAGTCCGCGATGGTCCAGCCGCGGAGGCCCGCGGCGTCGTGCCAGCCCAGGTCGACAAACTTCCCTTCGGCCTCGTCAAACGCCGCCAGGCGGACCTGGCCCCGGGCCTCGAGCACCATCCGAGGCTCCCCCGGCGGGGCCACCGGCGGGAGCGTCTCGCATCCGGTCGATAGCACGGCGGACGCCGTCCCGATGGCGGCTGCCGCGTACCACCCGCACCGAGGGGTCAGCCCAGCGGTCGAGCAGAGCCACCAGTACGGCCACCACAACGCCACCAAGAAGCACGCCAAGTTCGGCCACGTCACTTCGGCTCCTCGACGTAGGCCGCGGCCTTGGCGTCGCGGGCGAAGACCAGGCCGAGCCCGCTCAGGACCGCGGCCACGGCCACGGCGATGTCCGGGTTGGTGGCCGGGTCATGGTCGACGAGGGCCTGCACGGCGCCCGCGATGGCCATGATGACGGTGGTGATTCCCAGCGTGGTGGTGCGCCAGCTCTTGGTGTTCATCGTGTCTCCAGTTGTTCGAGGCGCCGGTGGTGCGCCTTGGTGCGTTCATCAAGGGCCTCGATGCGGGCGCTTAGTGCACCCAGCTTTGAATACAGGAAAGCGGCCGCCGACCAGCTGGCCGCGAGCGAGCCGATGATGGCGTAGACGGTTTCGACGGTCACGACAGGATCTCCGCCCGCCTGGCGGGCGTCAGGATGTTGAGGGATACGAGGTAGTCCATGCCCGCCGCGGTAACGGGGTCGTCTGATACGACCTCCTGGGCCGCCTGCGAGAACATCAGGAAGTCAGCCAAGGCGGCGTCACTGACGCTGCCGACGCGGATCGAGGCGCGTTCCGCCGCGGTGAAGCGGGCGAGGAACTCGTAGGAGGTCCATCGGGGTGCGTCGAAGGTCCAGCCGTTCCAATAGCGTCCGATCGCGCAGCCGTCGCCCGGCTTGGTCTTCACCCATCGGACGTTTACCGGCTCGTGGGCGACCAACTGAACCACCCTGCCGTCTATGTCGAGAATGGCGTACGTCATCGGGTCACCTCGGCCTTGTGGTAGATGTAGTCGTTGCGGATCTGCCGGGCCGTGGTTCCGACGGTCTTCCGCATGTTGACTCCAACGCCGAGACGGTCGGTGGATCCGGGCATGTTCGTCGTGTGGGTCGCCACCAGGGTGCCGTCGATGTAGAACTTGGCTTCGGTGCCGGCCCCGTTGACCTCGATGCGGAGCTTGTTGAAGGTGCCCGCGGTCACGGCCACGTTGCTGTCGGTCAGGGTTTCCGTTGAGGCGGAAACTGTGACGCATTCCCAGTCACCGCCGTTGACATCGTCGGAGTATCGGAAGTAGGCGCCTTCCGCCGGCGTTGCCGTCAGCGATTCAAAGAACCCCGCGTACAGGATGTAGCGTTCCGTGGCGGTGCTCACGTTCGAGACGCACGTGATGGACGTCTCGAACACGTGCGCCCCGCCGGTGAACTCCATGGCGTCCTGGTTGTTGCTGCCGATGAAAGACCGTCCGGTCGAGGTGCTTCCGGTGCCGTGGGTCGCCAATCCGAAGCGGGCGTTTCCACCGCCCGGGACGGTGAAGACCACGTTGGCCCCGGTCCCGTTGGTGACCGAGGCCCATGGCGCCGTGGCTGCTCCGAGGAAGTCGTTCCAAGATTCGCTGGTCGTGGCGGGGTTGAACGCCGAACCACCGGCCGTGGCGGGCGCCCACGCCGACCCGTTGTAGGTCAGCACCTGCCCGCTGGTGGCGCTGCCGGCGGTGAGGTCGCCGACGCCGTGGGTGTGGGTCGCGGCGGCCGCCCCGATGTCGGCCGGGGCGAGGGCGTCGGTCCCGCCGGTCGCGTGGCTCGTCTTGTGGGTGGTCGGCGTGCGGGCGTCGGAAAGCCGGGCGTCATTGCCCTGGCAGACCTTGCCGGATGCCGTGCCGAAATCCACCGTGAAGGTGCGATTGGCCGACAGGTCGCCGCCGCCGGTCAGGCCGGTGCCCGCGCTCAGCGTGAGCGTGTCGGATACCGCGTTCTGGATTTCCAGCCGGTTGTTGGTGGTGTTGATGGTCAGCGGGGAAAGGACGGTCAGCGTGTTTGGCACGGCGGTGATGCCGCTCGAGTTCCCCAACAGGGTGTTGGTGGAAATCTGCTGCATCTTCGCGAAGGTGACGGCGTTTGCGTTGATCTTCGCGGAGGTGACCGCGTTGCTGTCGATCGTCCAGGTGGCACCGGACGCGGACACCGTGATGTCGCCCTTGTCGCCGTCGGCAATCCCCCCGCTGCCGGTCACCGTCTGGTTCAGGACGGTGTTGCAGCTGGCGACCACGGCCGAGCCGTCGTCGTTCACCGTGATGCTGGTGCAGTTCCCGCTTGGGCTGACGGTCATGGCTTGTCCTCAACGATGACGGTGCCGCTGGTCACGAAGACATTGCCCCCGCTGGGCGTGACCAGAAAGAACCGGTGCGAGCCGCTCTCCGGGAAGCTGTTGATGGCCGTCGGCACGTTGATCGTCACCAGCCCGTTGGTGGTGCCGAGCGATATCCCGCCATTGGCGGTGGTCAGCGGGGTGATCGCCGCGTCCGTGTCGTCCAGGCTCGTCAGCCGCATCTCGGCCGTGTAGTTGGTGAGGTCGACGGGTGCCTCGGGCGAGCCGGCCTTGTACACGAAGGTCTGCACCTGCGGCCGGTTGTAGTTCAGGCGGATGTTCCACTGCTGGCTCATGGGCATTCCCCGTCAATGGCGTTGACCTTGTCGAAGACCCAGAACACCTTGCCGGTGGTGTCGCGGATCGGGAACATGAGGCAAGGCGTGTCGATGGCGATCGGCTTCACCTTGAAGCCTGCGGGTACGTTGCTCGGAGAGCCGAGCGGAGCCCACCTCGTGGTCGTGTTCGCCAGCTCGTTGAGGTTGTACGCGTACCCGGCGCGGGCGTAGGCAATGCCGTTGGTCTTGGTGGCCACGCTTGTGCTGGACGCGGTCATCCGCACCTCGGTCCACTCGTACTTCCACTTCAGGTCCGCCGTCACCACCGTGTGCATAACGATCTGTCCGACGATCGGGCCGATGCCCGTGCGGAAGTTCTCCAGCTCGCGGGCGGTCGAGAACCCCATGTTGGCGCGGTCGAACGTCGACGCCGCCAGGCGGTCCCCCTCGACCATCGCCGTGCGGATCCCTCTCACGGGGTCACCCCGAATTCCGCCTTGAGCAGGCGGTCATAAGCCCACGTTCCCGTCGGCAACAGCGTGCTCGCGTTCCAGTTGGTGGCCTCGACGTTCGCCCGCTTCCAGCGGACGTCGGACGCCTGCCCGTTGGTGGTGTCGGTCTTGATGCGGCCGTCCGTGTCCCGCTTGGCCACCTGCTCGAAGAAAAGGTAGGTGTCGTGCAGGAACGTGATGCGGGCGGTGTAGTACTCGTCGTCGAGGTGCTGGAACCCGACATCGGTCAGGAGGCAGGAGTAGGCCGAGAAGCCCATGAACGCGGCGTTGTTGACCGTCAGGCCGTGGGTCGCCCAAGCGGTGTCGTATGCGGTCAGGTCGGTCTGGAACGAGTCAATGACCGAGACGAGCGACACCGTGACTTGCGGCACGGGGATCATCACGGGGTTGCCCGCTTCGTCCAGCTTGGTGCCGCCGATGTCCGCGGTGCTCTCGAGCGTTGTGCCGGTCGGGAACGCGGCCGACCCGTTGATGTCGCGGTAGCAGGCCATCGACCTGGTGCTCGGCTGCACGCTCCGGTTCACCGGCAGCAGTGCCTTGGCCGCCGTGGCCGAGTCCCGCCGCAGCGTGTACCGGGTGCCGTAGGTCAGGGTGAGCTCGGCCATCCAGCCCGCGCCGGCGTTCACCATCTGCACCGAGATGTCCCGCAGCCGCATGGTCTGGGCCAGGGTGGCCTGGCTGAATGCGGAGGCGTAGGTCTTGCGTGGAAACAGGCCCGTCGTGATGGCCGCGGGCGAGGTCAACGCCCGCAGGTCGACGAGGACGGATTCAGGCCCGTACGTCGAGGTCCCGGCGGTGTCCCACACCATCCACTTCTCGACGAGGCGGCCCGCCGACTCGTCCATGCTGGCGGAGATTCTGGAGGTTTGAATGGCCATCAGTTGCCCTCCATCGCGGCGCGGATGTTCTTGAGTTCCTGCAACTGAGCGTCAAACACCTGAGCCTGTGCGGTGTTCTGGGCCATGCCAACGTCGAAAGCCGCGTTTGCCTGGCCAAGATCAAGCCCTTGGCCTCGCATCATGTTGATGGGCATTAGCCTGGTTGGATCTTCAAGGATCTGCCCAATGAGGTTGCCGAGTCCGCCAGCGGCGCCCTTTGCGCCCAGCAGCAGGTTCTGGCCGCCCTGCATCGTCGAGAGCGATTGCATGAACGTCTGGAACACACCCGGGCCCTCGACGGCCTGCTGCCTGCTGGCCTCAAGCACGAACCCACTCTGCGTGTCAGTGATCAGCTTGCCGATCTTGCCTTCGGACATGTCCTTGTTGAACTGCTCGATGGCCCTGACGCTCTCGCGCCGGAACTCGTTGAGCTTCTCGACAAACATGATGGTGCCCGCGAGCGCGGCGATGGGCGCCGCGACGGCCGCGACCCCGCCGCCCACGCCGCCCATGGCAAAGCCCTCGGCCAGACCGCCGGCGATCCCGAAGCCCCGGCCCAAGCCGGCCATGCCGAGCTTGCCCAGCACCTCGTTCTGCCGCTTGATGTCGGCCGAGAACTTATTCATGTCCCCCTTGGCCTTGTTCAGGCTGTTGGAGAACCCCTGCGTGCTCAGGTTCAGGGCGACGTTCAGGCCTACCTTGCGGCTCATGTGCGGAACCCTCCCGCACGGATGGCCGCCTTGGCCGCCTCACGGATCTGTTCCTCGCCGTACATCCGCACGGCTTCCCATGCCTTGGAGCGGTATCGGGTGCGGCCCAGGTACCGCTTGTGGTACTTGTTGTAGGCCCCGCCTTCCGGGAAGTGCGCCCGCCAGCCCGCCGGGAAGAATGCCTTGCCGGTCGGCCTTTGGCCGCCGACGCCGACCCAGATCACGCGGCCCCGCTTGTACCGCTTGACTCGGTAGGTGATCGAGCGGCGCAGGCTGCCGCCCGGCTCGACCGCCACGATGGTCCCGGTGTTCGCACCGTTCCGCGGGGTGTTGATGCCCTCTTCGCGGTAGCGGTTGTATTCGGCCTTGGCCTTCGGGGCGAACTTCTTCATCGTCCGCCGCGTGGCCTTGGCCCAGTCCCGCAGGTACACCTTCATGGTGTCCCACCGAATCTTGCGGTCGACGTCGTTCAGCGCCTTGTTGAGGAGCACGGTATCGGTCGGCTTGATCGTGAAGCTGACGCCCTGTGTTGGTCTAGCCATTTGCGTGCCTCGTCCCAATCCGTGGCGTTGATGCCGTTGGCCACCGCCAGCGGCGTCGTCAGCTCCATCCGATTGCAGGACGCGGCTAGGAGCCGTCTCGCGTCCCGACTCAGTTTCCCCCTTCGGAGTACAGGGCGTTCACCTGTTCCAGAAGGGGTTTGACCGCGTTCCAATCGCAGGCCATCGCGTCCTCGAGCGTGGCGAACACCGGTTTGCCGTCCCGGTGCAGGTGGCGGGCGAGCAGCCAGGCGGACGCCTTGAGGTCCTCGCCCGGGTTCTTGGCCACGAAGTCGGCCAGCACCACCGCGTCCAGGACAGTCGGCCGGGCCAGCTCGCAGGCGACGCCCGCGAACTGGATGGGCTTCGGCTGGCCCTTCAGCGCCCGGGTCAGATCGTCCAAGTGCCATCTCCCACGAAGCTGATGGTGGCCTTGACCAGGTCATCGGTCGATGCCGTCGCGTTGACCTCGGTGATGAAGGCGTTGCCCGTCCAGGTCTCGGCGGTGTTCCAGGTGAATACGCAAGCCACTGCGCCGGTGGCGGTCTCCATCGCGTCGACGATGGCGCCGTGGTCGCTCTTGTCGTACAGCACCTCGATGCTGCCGGAAACGCGGGCGACCCCGTACACGTTCTTTTCCCAGCTGTCGCCAAGCGACGTGGTGGGCAGTGCCGTGCGGGAGGCCGTGACGTTTGACGACTGCACGAAGAGCGAGACGCCCGCGACGCTTGCCGCGGACAGGGCAGATGAGTTAGCCATAGAACACCTCGAAGGTGGAAACCGCGATGGAAGGCCGGTGCTCGTCGCCCTCGCCCACCGCCATGGTGTCGAGGGTGCGGCCCTTGTAAATCACGCTGTTGACTGCGACGCTGGCGAAGGTGCCCGTCCGCTCGACGGCGGTACGCACCAGGTCGGCGTTGGTCAGGGCGTCGCCGGGCTCGTCCGAGATGCTCCGCACCTCGACCGTGGCGATGGCCTTGCGGGCGCCGATGACCGCCGTCTCGTCGGAGGTGACGTCGTAGTAGACGCACGGGAGGCCCTCGGCCTGGAGCCTCGAGCCGAGGGCGATCCGCCCGCCGACGGCGGTGCTGAGGGCCGTGCCGGGCGTGCCGGTCGTGAGCATCGAGTACACGGCCTTCTCGATCACTCGACCACCTCCACCACCCGGACGATGGCGGTGCGGTGCTTGTTCTTCATGTCCTGGATGGCCACGATGCTGCAGACCCGGCCGTTGAACGCCACCCGCCACCGCTCGGTGACGCCGTAGCGCTGCAGGGTCGGCCAGCGGCAGACCAGGTCAAAGGTGCGGATGACGGCCGGGCCGCCCCCCCACTCGCCTTCGACGGCCCCGACGTCGCGGACCTCGGCCCGGACGTACGTCTTGGTCGCCCAGGACGGGTTGGGACGGCCGAGGGCGTCGGTGGTGTCGGTGGGCTGCATGATGCCCACGACGGTGTTGAGGAGGCCGCAGGCGATCATCGGAGGGCACTCCGCACGCTGCGGGCCTGCAGGATGACCTCGGCCGAGAACGGCACGGGCCGCAGGTCGACTGGAGCCGCCGCCTCCACGTTGGTGTACCAGTGAGCGACCAGGGCGATGCCGGCCTGCATCAGGTCGTGCGGCACGGCGTTGCCGAAGCCGCACGTGTAGGTGATGTCGACGGTGCCCTCGTCAGCCGTCTCGTCGGTGTCGAAGACGAGCATGGCCAAGGGCCCGTCGGTGTACCGCAGCTTGTAGTCCGCCGCGGCCAGCGTCGAGGCCACGCCGTCCTTCTCGTACGCCACCGAGGTGATGGTGACGCTCGGAGCGCCCGCGATGAGGCAATCCTTGAAGGCGGTGAGGTACTGGTGTTTGGTCGACGTCCCGAGCGTGAGCCCGGTGCGGTGCTCGATGTAGTCCTTGGCCGCCTTGACGAGGCGCGCAAGCTCCGCGTCGTCCTCACGGATCTCGACGCGCAGTGCCTGCCGGAGGTTGTCGAGCGGGATCCAGAGCATGGGAAACCGGGGGCGAGGCGGGAAGCCCCGCCCCCGGGAGGTAGAAAGGAAGTCGAATCACTCGGACTGGACGAACGTGATGCCCGCGAACGCCTCGGGCAGGGTCACGTGGAAGTCGTAGCGGGCGTAGGTGAACAGGTTGACCTGCAGGTTGGCGGAGCCCGAGTACGGGTCGACCAGCATGGTCATGCCCTGACGCTCGAACAGCGTGGCGTAGTCAAGGTTGCCGACCATGACGCGGGTCTTGTTGCCCGTAGCAATGGCGGTCTGGTCGATCTGCTGGCTGATCGTGTAGGGAATGCCGTAGATGGTGCCCGGGATGCCGCCGGTGAGGTCCTGGGTGGGCCCGACCTTCCAGACGTACTCGTTGTCGCCGGAAGTGCCGCTCGAGGAAATCTTGACCTTGCGGATGCTCTTGAGCGCATCATCGTCCAGGATCCACCGGAAGTTGCCGGTGCGGTACTGCGGCTTCACCTTGTGGGCGCAGTCGATGAGGTTGTCGCCCGTGATGTTGGCGTACTTGTTGCCGCCGGTGATCTTCTGGCTGGCGGTATGCGCGGCGATCATCAGGCCGTTCGTCCACGCATCGGTCACGCCGCCCTGCACCATCGCCTTCTCGAGCAGGATGTTCATCGACGTGGCCTGCTGCCGCATGATGTACCCTTGCATGTCGGGGTTGCCGACCGCGTCGGCGAGGGCCTCGATGCTGACCACGTTCCGCGTCACGACCTTCTTGGGGTCGACCGTGATCTGGGTGGAGAACGTCGGGTCGGTGCCGGAAATCGAGCTGCCTTCGGTGATGAAGTTCGACGCCGGAAGGGACCCGCCGATCGGGATCTTCTTGTCTCCGTCAACGCTGACGCGGCTGACCTGGCCGACCAGCGTGACCGGGTCGTACAGCTTCTCGATGATCTGCTTGTACATGTCGGACGGCACACCGATGTTGCTGGTGGAGGTCGCGATGGCCCGGACTTCCGAGATGTTGCCGGTGCGCAGGTAGTTCCAGAACGCAGCACGGTACTCCGGGGTCGCGGTCACGTCGGACCCGCCGAGGCGGGCGAGCGGGGCCGGGGCGCTCCGCAGCTGGGCGTCGTTCGCCTTGGTCGCCAGCTGCTCGATCCGCTTCCAGCGGGCCGAGTCCTGGGCGGACAGCTCGAGCTCGACGGCCCGCTTGTTGAGGGCGTCGAAACGCTCCTCCACCTCGGCCGCCGACCAGCCTTCCTTGTTGTCGTTCACCTTCCGCATCTCGGCGGCGATGCTGCCGAGCTCGTGGTGGATGCTCATGGTTGCCATAGTTCGATGCTCCGAATTTGCAGCTCGCGGGCTCGTCGCACGCGGGCGTCGTTGTTGGTTGACCTCAGGGCCGCTTCCGTTTGCGGATAGGCGGCCTGGATGACTACGGACACCTCGACGAGGTCGACGTCGAGAAGTGTTCTGGTGTTGCCCCGCCACTCGTCCTTGCGGACCGAGAAGCCGAAGGACATCTGGCCGTCGAGGTCGCCCCGCTCGAGGAGCGTGCGGACGTCGCGGCCGAGCGTGGTGTCGGGCAGGTCGGCCTCGAAGCGGAGGCCTTTCGAGTCGCTGGCGAGGCGGAGCGTCTTCGACGTGCGGCGGGCGAGCAGCTGCCCGGGCTCATGGTTGTAGAGCAGCAGCACGTCGGGGTTCTCGAGCAGCGTCCGGTCGAACGCCCGCGCGTCGATCCGCTCGATGAACTTCCCGCGGGCCCCGTAGAGTTCCTGGCTGTCGACGCCGAAGACGGCGGCGTAGCCGGTGAGGGTGTTCCCCTCGCGGGCGACCGGGGCAAGGCGACGTTCAACCCGTAAAGTCATTGACGCTCCCCGCCGTCTGGCTGGTGTCATCGCCGGCGTTGGTGGTGCCGCCGCCTGCGCCCATGTTCTTGGCCAGGATGAAATCGTTGCCGTCGGCGACAGGCTCGAGGTCGAGCCATCCACGCGCCTCGTTGCGGGTGATGATCGAGGCTTCGACGCCGGCGCGGATGGCGGCCATCGTCTCGGCAAGGGTCGGGCGCACGACGGCGTCGTAATCCCAGACCACGCGGCCGACGCCGCCCATGACCTTCCGGCGGTATTCCTGTGCCCATTGTTCGGCCCAGTGCGAAAGGCACGCATCGACGTACATCCGCAACAGCGCTTCCATGCCCCCGCCGGGTCCGCCGGTGAGGTTCAGGTAGGGGCTGGGGACGCCGAAGATCCGGGCGATTTCCTCGACGGTGAAGTTGGACGCCTCGACGTACACGCTGTCCTCGAGCGTGCCGCCGATCGTCTCGACCTTCATGCCCTCGGCCAGGACGATCGGCCGGCCGGCGTTGTCCGCGCCCGCGTGCCGTTCCATGTAGGAGTTAGCGATCCGCTGCTGTGCCTCGGGGCTGAGCGGTCCCGGGTGCACCAGGGCGATCTTGGGCACGCCGGCGTTGCCGAAGACTGCGTTGCCGGTACGGGCGAGGTTCTGACCGAGCGAGAACGAGTCACGAGCGGTGCGGATCGGCGATTTGCCCCAGATGCCGTCCGAGCCGAGGGCCTTCACGTGGAAGACCTCCTCGGGCTCGATCAGCCCCATGCGGCCGTGGCGATAGCGGATTGTCCCGCCGGTGGTGTCGAGCGAGATTTCCTCGGGCAGCAGCAGCTGCAGCTCGACCGCCTGGCCGCGACCGTCGCGGGCCACGTAGGCGAACGCGTTGCCGTACAGCAGGACGTTCACCATCATCGCCCTGCGGAACTCGAACTGCGTGTGGTAGCGCGAGGGATCGCCCTCGAGCAGGTCGCCCGCGCCTCCCTCGACGCGGGCGCCCAGCCGTGCGATGTCCCCACTGATCAGCTGCACCGCGCGATATGCGGCGGCGATCCGCAGGGCGCCTTGCTCTGTGAGGTCGGGCGCCGCTGCGGACGAGATGGGCCACCATCCGAACGTCGAGACGCTCGGTGCCGATCTGCGCTGCAACGTACCGCGAAGCCAGTTGAGCATCGCGCCCCCGGACACAGGATGTAGCCGCCCCCACGGAAGCTACTGAATGCCCGAGGCCTCGTACACCGATGGCGGACGACCTGCCTCGAGCGAGTACGAGTGTACGGCCATCAGCCCCGCCATCAAGGGGTCAATGCATTTCCGGCCAGATTTTACCGGCCGCAGGTTCCCGTTGTTGTCGTGCCACACGTCGACGTCGGCGCATGCTCTCCTAAATATTTCGTCCGCTTGGAACACCATGCGCTTCGACACCCAGTAGTTCTGGAACACCTGGCACGCCGGCCCCAGCGTCGAGATCGTCATCGGGTACTCGACAAGCGGCACCGCATCTTGATGGACTAAACACTGCGCGAGGTACGTCGAGCCCCACTTGTCGAACGCCACCTTGCGGACGTCGAAGAACGCCCGCCACGCCGCGACCTGGTCGCGGATCGCCTGGTAGTCGACCTCGCGGCCGGGCGTCAGGCAGATCCGGCCCTCCGATTCCCACCGCCGCAGGGGCATGGCGTATTCGACCTCGCGGTCGCGGGCGCTGTCCTGGGGCCACCAGTACTTGCCGACGATGGCCAGCCGGCCGTCCATGAGCGGCACGCAGGCCACCAGGGCGCTCATGTCGAAGCTCTTCGACAGGTCGAGCCCGAGCCACGCCGGACGCCCGCGTAGGGCCTCGAGCTCGACCGCGTCGGCCGACCAGTAGTCCATGTTCAGCCAGGCCCCGGTGCCGTACTGCGGGCGGCACAGCTGGTAGCGGGCGAACTCGTTCTGCTTGACCTTCGAGACGCTGTGCGCCGCCCACAGGTCGCGGATGCCTTGCAGGGTCGGCTGCACGGGCAAGCCCGGGTTGGCCTTCGGCCACACCTTTTCGTCGGCCAACTCGTCCGCCTCGTCGACGCCCCACAGCCAGTACTGGTTGGCGTCGAGCTTGAGGCCGCCCTCGAGCACCGCCTGCCCGGTCTTGACCTCGTCGGCGTACCAGTTGTCGGGGTTGCTGCCCGGGGTCGAGATGACCACGCCCAGCGTTTCCTTCCGCTTGGCCGCCGTGGTGGTCAGCTTCGTGGCGAAACGCCCCCGCCATTCGTGGGCCTCGTCGCCGATCCACAGGCTGGGGTTCAGGCCGTCAAGGCTCTTCTCGCTCGAGGTCAACGCCTGCAGCCGGCAGTCCTGCTCCTTGCGCTCGACCGTGTACTGCCTCGGCTCGAGGTCACCAGCCACCCGGCGGGCCATCGTCTTGGCGGTGTTCAGCAGCGTGGTCGCCTGGTCCCGCTTGTTGGCGATGATGTCCACCCGCCGGCCCGGCCCCGTCGTCAGGTCGAACAGGGCGACCGCGGCCATGAACGTCGTCTTGCCGGCACCGCGACCGACCTGCACCAGGGCGAACTTGGTGCGGCGGGCGCCGGTGTCACGCCGCTTCCAGCCGTACAGGCCGGCCACCACCCACAGCTGCCAGTCGAGCAGCTCGTAGTCCTGGTCGTGGTCGTCACCCACCAGGCCACACCCGCGACAGAACTCGGCCACCCGCTCGACCTGCTTCCAGTCCATGACCAGGTCGG